TAAAAGAAGCAACTAAACCAGATAAAGCACTTGCAGCAAGGTCAAAGGAGAGTGGAAAACTTATTTACTTTGGAAGTAAAGAAGCAAAAGCAGATGCATTAAAGGCAGGAACACATACAGACCCAACCGAACCTAAACAACAACCAGAACCAAAACAAAGTCAAAAGTTAAGTGGTAGTGATTTTACATCATCTGCTGAAAAAAATACAGAACCAACACAAACATCTGAACCTGAACAACCATCAAACGAACCAAAATCTGATTTTTCACAATTACAATCTTCAAATAAAGAAACATTAGATGCATTTGTTAAGAATGGATTTGCAAAGAGTTCGGGAGCACCTGGTTCACCTGGTTCTATGTTAAATGAGATAGTATCCATATCATCTGCTACTAACGTATTAAACTCCAAAGAAGAGTTTGATTACGATTCTCAATTGAAATCTAATATTGAAACATTAAAAGATACAGAATTAGCAAAAGAAAACGATAGTGATAATCCTGCGAGTGGTGTTAAAAAATCAGAAGCAGCTGAAATTGCTAAACAATATGGTGTATCTATTGGAGTTGCATCCAAAGCAATCATTGCAACAAGAGCAGCACAAAGTAAATGTAATCATGTAAAAACCGCAATCATAGAAAAGAATGGTATTGAAAATGCAACATCCATTCCGTTTTTTGGAGATGCCAAAGGTTTAAAGGCACAGGAAGATGCCGTAAGTTCTACTACTGGTAGAGTATTATTAGGAAATACGGAAATTTCAAAAGAAGAAGCAACCGAAATCATCAGAAATAGTGGTGGTGGTGAAAACCCATCAGATACTGCTATATTTATCTTAAATAAAGATACCGGTGATTTACATATGACATTCTATTCCGATAAGGATAATGTAAATGCAATCGTTGCCCAATCTACAATTGCAGCAGAAGTTGAATTCAAAAAGAAACAAATTGAAGATTTTGTTCAAAAAGGACAAATGACATCAGAGCAAGGTGAAGCAGTTAAGAATGTAATGAGTAGTGCTATAAAGGAATACCAAACATTGGAAACTGATTTAGATAAAGTTGTAAATGAACCAATCATACACTTACAAAGTGTAGACCCTAATACATTAGTAGAGTTGGCAAAATCATTATCAACAGGTGCATTCCCTGATAAATATTGGAAAGGTGATGGTAAGAGTACAAAGGGAGTTGCTGAAATGATGAGTAAATCTAAAAAACATATGGCATACCTACCCGATGGTCATGCTACTCCACCTACTGATACAGAAATGATGCAAGGGTTTGTTAAATATGCATCAGACCCAAATAATACTTTAACAAAAACAGAACAAAGAGTTATATCCGATTTATCAAATAAAACAGATGGTCCTAAGTTGGGTGCTAAGTTGGGGGAAATCAGAAAAAGAACGGTTGAAACCGATTTAAATTTGATTAAAAAATTGGATGAGCAAACCGTAAATATAAACGGAGTACAGGTTGGAGTTGGAACTTTATTAGAAGCTGAATCCGTAGCTGAAAAACTACACCTTAACATTATGTTTGGTGGTAGTGGTGTATATAAAGACCCGGATGCATTCTATCAAGAAAGTGGTGGTGTTGCGGTTAATAAACAAACTATGCAAAAATGTTTTCCATTTAGTGATAAGAATGATATGGTTTCACATTTTGAGGTGGGTGAAGAGAGAGAAACTACTAAAAAGGGTGAAACTACAATAACGGGTGGTTCTAAGATAGTATATGCTATATCAAAAAATGGACAAAGATATCCAATAGGAGAAAAAATACAAAGGTCTAAGAGTGGTATTTTAGGTAAATTACAAACTGTTTATAAATATCACCCGGATGTTCAGAGATGTTTTGGTAAAAATGGTTAGTAATAATCCTTAAAAAATCTGTTTTATTTTGTAATTTATATATATGTTTGATAATACATAATAACATATAATAAATGAATACACAGTTACTATGTCTTTTTACACTAAAAGACGAGTTAGACATATCTATAAAGTTTGTTTTAGAAAACTACGATTTGACGAACCCTAATGTTTTTATATTAGAGAACAAATCTAAATCGGATGAATTGTTTATTACTTTTAATGTAGCAAAAGGTTCTTCTGCAATACCTTCCGATTGGAAGACTATTTTAGTACATAGAAAAAAACAATCTAATACTATATACACAATTAATGCCTTAAACGAAGTTGTTAAATCAAAAACTGGTGGGCAAATAGATAGTGGATATATGATTGATTGGGAAGAATATAAAAACTGTATTTTAACTACATCCAATTCAGGTTACAAAAAAATTCCAACAAAAGTTTATAAAAGTTTTAATACAGATAATTTGGAAAAGTAAGATTTTTTCCTTATATTTGTATAAATGAAAAGAAAAAAATTCAGACCCATAAACATTTTTGCTAATTCCCCTTCGGACATTTTCGAAACACATCGGTGTGAAATTGCCAAAGCAATTATTGAAGGTATATCATTTGGAATTAGAAATAAAAAAGAAAAAGTAGATTTCGCAGAAATTATAGTAAAAGAGATGATTGTCATCACTCTTTCAATTGACAGTAAAGAATTCGTACAATTACTTGATGAGAATATCCAAACCCTTGTAGAATATGAGGAGTACGAATTGTGTGCCCAAGCATTAAAACTTAAAAACAAAATAAATAAAGCAAATGAAAAGGTTACTGAAAAAAATGGAGTTATGGTTTGACATCCATATTGTGTATTTTCTGTATAATGGAAACAAAACACAGAGATATTATGAAATGTTAGAAAATAAATGGGGTATTAAAAAATAAGTTATGAAAGAAAAAGATTCAGCAGTCACAAACATATCCGCAATTGCATATTGCGAAGAAATGTATCCAGAAACGTGTGATGAGTTTAAAAACATTTTAGACGAAATGTATGAAACATTTTGTAAAAAACAAAGAAACTACGGACCTGGTAATATTTCAGTAGGAACTACTCTACAAACTAAAGAAGATATTAAATTATCTCTAACAGGATTGTGGTTTAGACAGAATGATAAAATTAACAGATTAAAACAATTAGTAGTATTAGGACAACCAGATGAGGTTGGTGAATCCATCGCAGATACTTACGAAGACCTTGCCGTATATTCCATAATTGCTCAATTAGTGCAAAGAGGAAAATGGGCAAAATAGAGCCTTTTTATTGGGCAAAATAAAGCTTGGAAATGTAACAAATTTTTACTATATTTGTTAAACAAAAAGCAAAAAGGTTATATTTAGATATAGGTAATCGCGATATAACCTTAAAACTTAAAACAATTTATTAACACTTAAAACTTAAAAAGCAAATGGATATTTCATTAGCATTAAAGAGATTTAGTTCTCTTCAAAACAACACAAAAAAATCAGATTCAATCTGGAAACCTGCAAACGGAAAATCTCAAATCCGTTTAGTTCCTTACAAATTCAATAAAGATAATCCTTTTATCGAATTGTATTTTCATTACAACATTAACAACAAAACTTATCTATCTCCAATCTCATTTGGACGACCTGACCCTATTGTAGAGTTTGCTGAAAAGTTAAAACGCACAGGTGATACCGATGATTGGAAAGCAGGTAAGAAGATGGAGCCAAAATTAAGAACATTTGCACCCGTTATCGTTCGTGGCAAGGAAAACGAAGGTGTTAAATTTTGGGGATTTGGTAAGACTGTTTATCAAGATATTTTAGGATACATTGCAGACCCTGATTATGGTGATATTACAGACCCACATACAGGACGTGATATTGTATTAGAGGTAACATCGGCAGAAGAATCAAATGCAGCATACCCAACAACTACAATTCGTGTTAAACCTGCAACATCTAAAATTTTAGATGACCCACAAGCAGTAACTGATTTGTTAAACGCACAAAAGGAAATTACAGAATTGTATTCTGAATTATCTTATGATGAGTTAAAGGGTGTATTAGAAAGTTGGTTAAATCCATCTGCAAATGCTAACGGAGCAGGTAATCCTGTAAACGAAGCATTAGAAGCACCTAAAACACAATCATCGGTATCAACTGATATGGGTGGAACAGCTCAACTACCAGTAGTAGATAAACTACCTTGGGATGAGGAAGAAATCGTAGTAACCGCACCTGCAAAACCAGCACCAAAAGCAGCAGTTGCAAAAGATGATGTAGAATCGGCATTTGACGATTTATTTAACAACTAATAAAACAAGTTACAATGGCAAAAAGAGAAGATGATTTAGCAGGTTTACTTGCCGATTCTCTAAACAAACAGAATAAGGATGGGAAGATTGCCTATTTCTTAGACGATGATAGTGCTGATGCACCTACCAACGTAAAAGATTGGTTATCTACGGGAAATGCAATGTTAGATGTTGCAATCTCAAACAGACCTTATGGTGGATTGCCAGTTGGTAGAATAACAGAAATAACGGGTTTAGAGCAGAGTGGAAAATCTCTGCTCTCTGCCCATTTATTAGCTGAAACACAACGTAAAGGTGGTGTTGCAGTTCTGATTGATACCGAAACCGCAGTTAGTAGAGAATTTTTGGAAGCAATTGGAGTGGATATTTCCAAACTCCTATATGTTTCAGTTGATACTGTTGAAGGTATCTTTGAAGCATGTGAAACAATTATTGAGCAAGTTCGTAAGGGTGATAAGGATAGATTAGTTACAATCGTAGTGGATTCAGTAGCAGCAGCATCTTCAAAGAAAGAGATGGAAGCTGATTATGATAAAGACGGTTATG